CGTGAACCACGATGGCATCATGGGATCCGAAAGGAACCCTGGCTTCTCAACAGAAGCCCCCCTAAGACGGAAGAAGTTCCGTAAAAGGCCCTCCAAAAGGCAACGGGCGTTTCGCGCCGGCCCCGAGGAGGTTCAATCTCCTAATATCGTCCAAAATGGCGGTATTAGGGGGAAGGGTGATAGGAAGGAGATAAACTCGGTATTACGAGAGGCAGGGTTCACCCACGTGACTTGGTTTTACCAGTCAGCGAGGGGACTCTCCGCTTTACTCCAACCATTATTCCGTCTACCGATAGAAGTATTGGCTTTGTCTTCAAAGTTTTACTTCTTCGGGGCGGATATCATTCCAGGGGGGGAGATGCTCTTGAGCATATACCCTCCACCTCGGCCAGATGGCGCATCATTGCATGAGCACCTAGCCTTGTGGTCAGAGCACATCCATCAGACCGTCGGGTCGATGGTTGCGCGCAACCCCGGGGAGCCCTTACTACGACGGTATCGTCGACAGTTTGAGGTTTTGGAATTCATGCGTGCCACCTGGGATGCCTGTCTAACCTGTTATCAGGTAGAAAGGCATCTTCAGCTACACCATTCCCTAGGATACCTAGGTCTGAATTCAGAGCGTCGGAGCGGTGTAAACCGTTTCCGGCGCCTTTTGGTGTACAAGCCACTACGTGCTGCCCAAAGGCTTAAGGAATGCGCATCCGCATGCCGGCTTTGGTATTTTGGGGGTCCGAGGCCCTCACAGCGCGTACTGTGCTTTAGCGAGAAGATAGTCGCCTTGCATGCGTCATACGCAGCACGGTGCCTTCCTCCCGCACCCAGTGATCCTTCCGGCCTCGAGGGGCTCAACGAGCGGCTCACTAGTGAGCCACCCCCCGAGGAGCCAGGGTGGAGGAACTGGGTGAAAGGCTATGTCCAGCGTTGGCGACCGAAGCGGTTCGACAACGACCTCTATACAATGCCGTCTGGTTCCGCAGGAATTGGCTTCCCGCGTTACATAGGCGGCCATGCAAGAGGAGTGAAGTATTTACTTCTACTTGGATACGCCTTGACCCGAGACGATGAGCTTGTCGATCCCCCCGATGCGGATGAGGATGGCAGGGTCAAAGATAGGGATGTGTACTTCATTCTCAAGTCATCATGGCCTGAGCAGAAGTACTTACAGCTCCTATTCCATTCAGATTGGGAACAGCTTCGGGATCCGAACCTGGGCCTAACGAGAATGGGTCTCGAGTTACAACGCTACCTACGTAGGGCAGTGGAATATGTCTTAGACAGTCTAGACATAATCCCTGTCCTTCCGTTGGCAGCGACCGAGAGGGGTTTGAAGACAAGGTTCCCAACTTGCAGTTTGACTGCAGTGAACCTGGTTCAACAAATCCTTCGTCGGGTCATTGACTGTGTTATGGTCAATGACCCTCGGTTTTCAGAGGCCCTTGGGGGGTCACGTGATGTGGATTTACGGGGCGAGGACGGTCCATGGTACAGCCAGGACTGTACCGCCGCCACCGATTTCCATCCACAGTGGCTTACCCAAGGGGTGTATGAGGAGCTGGCGGAGGCCGATAGCCGTTTGAGACCCTACAAGAGGTTCTACAACAAGCTATTTGGCCCGAAGCTAATGATCCGAGGGGTCCCCTCGGACTACATGCCCACAGACCTCATACGTCGCTACCCGGATGCTCCTCTAATCGTAGAGGATTCCAACAAAAGGTTGGGGCACATCCGTTCAGATGCCGGTGGTCATCGTCTAAATATCCGCTTAGCGTGGGACGATTGGCTTACCGACATAAAAGCCATTCCTGGTGTTGTAACTAGGACAGGGCAGATGATGGGTGACCCCACCAGCTTCCCTGTTCTCATGCTGGTTAGTCTGCGATGCGCAGATCTGACCCTTGAGATTTTCCCTTATTCCCGTCGGGCTAAGAGGAAGGCCTACTTACGCAAAAGGGACGCAGTACTGAAGGGGTGCGGCGATGACGCCGTTCTACCCCGATGGCACGAACAAAGACGCCTGTTGTATAACAGGCACCTCGAAAGGCACGCGTGCGTGATCTCATGGAAGAAAAGCTTCCATGATGCAATTCGAGGTCTGATAGCCGAAATTCCATTGGAACAAGGCTACCTCGTCCCGTTCTGGCCATTATCAGTGCTAGTGGCTCCTCCTGGGGGTTCGAAGGGTACAGTGAGATGGTGGAACCAAGTTTCCGCCTTCTGCAATGACCCAACGAGGCCTAACCTGCGAGTACCCGCCTTCTTTTGGCGGCTCTCTCCTTACTGGTATGATTTCATGCTTTGTAGGAGGTTAGGTATCCCAGTTGGTGCGCCAGTGGCCTTCGGTGGGTTGGGGCTTCCCCACCAACCGAAGGTATCACTAACGCACCACACACAATGGCTTAGGTACCTCTCCCAACGCAGTGTCACTGAGTTGGTAGGGGGCCTTGGCCTCACTCCTTTCGGTCGAGCTGACAGGTCACTGCTTGACTCGGCCATGAAGAAGTGGCTGGATGACGTAGTCCGAACAGACCGTGAGTTGTCACGGTGGGGTTCTGAACTACTATCCCCAGTGTGTGTGGGGCCCGATTCACTTGTGTTTAGGGTATCCCTTCGGGATGGCTATCTCAAGTCACTCGGGCAGTTGCGGTCGATGGAATTCTACTTTAGAATTCCTCCGTCTGAAAGACGCACACCCTCCGTTAGACGGTGGGCGCGGAGATTTCAGGCGGAAGTGGAGAAGGCCGTGCCTGCGACGAAGGTCACAGGTTACGGCCCTACCGCTAGAGACCTGGACAGGAAGACGAACGTCTTCTTTGCCCAATCTCAGGGGCTCCTCCCTAATCCGAGTGAGCGGTTGCCGTCGGTTTACGGTCTAGAACGATCCGGTCTAGTCCGTGAACGCTTTCAGTATCCGTTCGCTGTGGGGTTAGGGTAAGGGCACATGCTCCTAGGCAAGAGTCAAAACTGCTACTCTCACCTCCTTATGAGTAAGGGGGCTTGTGGTCCTTCCGACAGGGGGTGATGCCTGAGGGGTCTTCCGG